GGGGAGAATAGCACAAGAGATGCTTTTTATGCGCCACAACCATACGCAAGTTGGGCCTTAAACGAAACAACCTGTCTGTGGGAGCCACCTGTTGCGTATCCTAGTGATGACAAAAGTTACACTTGGGATGAAGATACAACACGCTGGATTGAGGTGACGTAATGTTAGGTTTTGCCCCACTAGCTGACACCACTATTGCTGGTTTTGGCAACACTTTTGTTTCCGTTCTTGTAACTGGCGTTGCGGGGACTTCTGCTGTTGGAGAGGTTTCAGTAGATGCTGCCATTCAAGTGACTGGATTTTCTGCAACAAGCGCGGTAGGGTCAGTCACGACAACAGGTACTGCATTTATATCACCTACGGGTGTTGTAGGAACAAGCGCCGTAGGGCAAGTCTTTCAATGGGATCAAATAATTCCCTCACAAACACCGTCTTGGACGAATATCGCGGCATAGGATAACAACATGGCTAGTACATATGTAAACGATCTACGGTTAGAAGAGATTGGTACTGGCGAGGCGTCTGGTACGTGGGGTACTAAGACCAACGCTAATCTTGAGCTTATTGGCGAGGCGTTTTCTTACGGTTCTGAGTCCATAGCGAATGCGTCCACACACACCATTACTTTAGCTGACGGCACTTCGGACCAAGCACGTTCTTTCTATCTTAAATGCACTGGCGGCGGTCAGGCTTGCACAGTAACGCTTGCGCCCAACACTGTGTCTAAGGTTTGGATGATTGAAAACGCGACAAATGCAACACTGACTTTCTCTCAAGGGTCAGGAGCCAACGTTGCTGTTTTGGCTAACGAAGTGAAGATGATTGCTACGGATGGCGGTGGTTCTGACGCCATTGTGTACGATCTTCTAACAGACGCTAACCTAGCGGGAACCACGGCTATTGCCGCTTTAAAACTGGCAGGCACAACGGTTACGTCCACAGGCGCGGAGTTAAACCTAGTAGACGGCTCTTCTGCGGGTACTATCGTTAACAGCAAAGCCGTTGTTTACAGTGGCGCAGGACAAGTTAATGCCACTACTTTAGCAATTGCTGGAACAGCAATTTCTGCTGATGCAGGAGAGATTAACGTGCTTGACGGAGTAACTGCGGGTACGGTTATTGCCAGTAAAGCTCTTGTGGCAGACGCCAACATAGACATTACGGGTGGTCGAAATATCACTATCTCTGGTGAGTTAGACGCGGCAACGTTAGATATATCTGGCGCGGGTGATATTGACGGAGCTTTAGATGTTGGTGGCGCTTTAGACGCAGTAGGCGCAATAACTAACAACTCCGCAGCGGTAAAGGTCGCGGGTGTAGAAACAATATATGTTCCTTCGGGAGCAATGTCCCCCAACACTACGAACGGTTGTTCGGGTTTAGATCAGGTAGAACTTTCTAACGGCCCTGAACTTAGGGTGTTGGACTTTGATGCAAGCTCTGATGAGAACGCGCAGTTTACCGTGTGCTTCCCCAAGTCTTGGAACGAGGGAACCATTACGTTTCAAGCGTTTTGGACCGTGACGGGAACAAATACAGGGACCGTAGCTTGGGGCTTATCTGGCGTCTCTATAGCTGATGACGTTTCTATCAACACGGCGTTTGGAACTAACGTGGTAGCTACAGCGAAAGCATTTAGCGGAACGTCCAACGACATGACTGTTTCTGCTGTAAGTGGCGCGGTTACTGTTGCTAGTGCGGCGGTAGACACACAGACATACTTTCAGATTATGCGTGACGTATCGGCAGACGATCAGTCAGGGGATGCTAGGCTTTTAGGAATAAAACTGTTTTACACGACAGACGCAAAGAATGATGCCTAATGACTTCTTTTGGATATGACATACTAGGGTTTGGCGTGGGTGGCGTGAGTGCGGTTATCTTGCCAACAAGCACGTTGATAAACAACCTTAGCAACAGAAGTAATGTCACAACATCTAGTTTTATACTCAGCGGCGGCAAGTTAATAATACCCGCTGATTTTTGGCTATGGGCCAGTAGTACAGGGGCAGCGGCGTTAATTGTAGACACGCCTAACGCAATCATAGAAAACTCTGGAAACATTGTAGGTAAGGGATCACTCAGAAGCGCCACTGGTGCTGGTGGTAACGCTATTAGCATAACCGCTTCAGGTGTTACAATTATCAACAACTCTGGTGCATATATCGCAGGTGGTGGCGGTGGCGGTGGTGACTCTACCCGCAACGGCTCTTCGGGTAGCGGTGCTGGCGGCGGTGGGCAATCTGGAACTCCTACGTTGGGTGCCGCAGGCGCAAATGGTAGTGGCGGTGCTGGTGGAGGTAAAGGCGGCGGTGCGGGTGGAGGTGGCGCTGCCTGCACTAATTCAGGAGGGGCTACGGGAGGTCAGGGCGGATACATATTACCCGGATCAGGCGGTGCTGGTGGCGATGTTGCGGGTAGTAGGACGGGTGGTTCTGGCGGATCAGGCAATAACGCAGGCGGACAGGGTACTCCGGGTAATCCATCATCGGACGCAGGTGGCTCTTTGGATTCTTCAGGCGGCGGTGGTGGCTGGGGAGCAAGTGGCGGGGCCAACGGGTTAGGTCAAGGTGGCTCCGCTGGCGGCAAAGGAATTGAATCCAACAGCAATAGTTTTACACTGACGAACAACGGTACTATTTACGGGTCACAATCGTGAGGGTGTTATGCCATTAACAAAGCTACAGTTTAAACCCGGAATTAACCGAGAAACCACTTCGTATAGTAACGAAGGCGGTTGGTTTGATGGTGATAAAATACGCTTCCGCATGGGCTTTCCTGAAAAAATAGGCGGCTGGGTTAAAAACTCAGACAACGCTTTTCTTGGAACGTGCCGTGCGTTGCACCCGTGGGTTGCCTTGTCTGGTGAGAAATATATTGGCGTAGGCACAGGGCTTAAATACTACATTAGTGAAGGCGGCGCGTATAAAGACATTACGCCACTACGGGTGGCGTCTTCTGCCGTCACGTTCGCAGGCGGTGCTAACACGTTAGACGGGGCCATTAGTGCTACCGCTCAATCTATCGTTATGGATAGCGCCAGTGGGTTTCCTACAGGCGGCGGACGTATTCTTATCGGCTCAGAGCAAATAACCTACGGGGCTATTACCAGTGCTACCCTTACAGGTTGTGAACGCGGCGTTAACGGAACAACAGCGGCGTCACATAACGATGGCGTAGCGGTAACGTGCTGTACTCTGTCTGTTACAGATTCTGATGGTCACGGCGCGTTAGAGAACGATTTTGTAACTTTCTCAGGAGCCGCAACGTTAGGTAATGTTATTACGGCAGACAGGCTCAACCAAGAGTATCAAGTAACGCACGTTGTCAGTGCCACCGTTTTTCAAATAGAAGCTAGGGTTGTAGCAACTATTGCTGAAATAACTACAACGTCTGGATTAAACCCAACATTTGTGTTTGCCACGACTAGCGACAACGGTAATGGCGGCGGTTCTTCTGTAGGCGCATACCAAATTAACACGGGGCTAGATACTTCTGTTCAAGGCACTGGCTGGGGCGCAGGCACATGGGGACGCGGTGCGTGGGACTCGGCCTCGGACCTTACGGCTGGCGGCAATACTCTTCGTATTTGGAGCCACGATAACTTTGGCGAAGACCTTTTAATGAACGTTCGTGACGAAGGTATATTCTACTGGGACAAAACAAACGGCCTGACAACAAGAGCAGTATCTCTTGCAAGTCTAGGTGTTGCAGCAGATAATATTCCTACTATTGCAAAGCAGGTATTAGTTTCAGACAAAGACAGGCATATTATAGCTTTTGGTTGTGACCCTGAAACAGACATTGGCACACAAGACCCTTTGCTTATTCGTTTTGGCAGTCAAGAAAGCCTGACAGATTGGTCAGCCAAGGCCACTAATACAGCGGGTGATTTGCGTATTGGTTCTGGTTCCGAGATTGTAACCGCTGTTGAAACCAGACAACAGGTTCTAGTGTTTACAGACGTATCGCTACACGCCATGCAGTTTCTTGGACCGCCATTTACATTTGGTATTAACACTGTTTCAGAAAACATCACTACAGCAAGTCCGTTGTGCGCTATTGCGGTTAATGACAACGTGTTTTGGATGGGACGCGAAGAGTTCTATGTGTATGCGGGTGCCGTTAACAAGCTACCCTGTACGGTAAAAGATTACGTGTTTTCTGACTTCAACGAACAGCAAATTCAAAAAGTTATAGCAGCAAACAATAGTTCTTTCTCGGAAATATGGTGGTTTTACCCCTCTGCTAACAGTGAAGAAAATGACCGCTATGTTGTGTTTAATTATGAACAAAAAGTTTGGTATTATGGCACGTTAGATCGAACATTTTGGGTGGACCGTGGCGTTGACGCATTGCCCATAGCCGCAGGTTCGGATCATTACTTGTATGAACACGAAAGCGGCTTAGATGACGGCAGCACATCTCCAGCTAGTGCTATAGCTGCAAACATAGAAAGTAGCCAAATAGATTTAGGTGACGGGGATCAGTTTGCCTTCTTGTCAAGAATTATACCAGACATTACGTTCCGCGATTCTACTGCCAATACACCGACAGCTACGTTTACTCTGGGTGTTAGAAACTTTCCGGGCGGTAAATACTTACATACCGACGAAGATGTAGTATCAAAGACTGCATCGACGCCTGTTGAGCAGTTTACCACTGAGGTTAGAACGCGGTTACGCGGACGGTCATTTAACTTAAAGGTTGAAAGCACTGCGACAGAAACCACTTGGCGCTTGGGTACTCCAAGAGTTGAAGTTAGACCTGACGGCAGAAGATAATGTCTAGGAATCTAGTCCGCCCGTTTTTTCCAATTCCGCCGCGGGAATACGATCAGCGGTACTTTGACGAAGTTATTCGGTCTTTTGCTGTGTACTTGGATCAAATGCAAAACCCCGGAGAGGGCAGAAATACAGCTTTAGTTTTAACAAACTTACAGACAGACGATCAGGGGCTAGAACCGGGAAGTTTATACCAAGGGGCTAACTCTGATGGCTTGATGGGTTATGTGAAAATAACGCTTGCTGATATTAGTGCCTTACGTGGTAATGTATCTACAGGGCAAGTTGGTTCAGTAACGGTGACAACATAATGGATGATAGAACATTACAGTCGGCACATAACAGAATAGACCAGTTGGAGAAAGACATGGTAGCTCTTCAAACAGAAGTTCGCATTCAGTTTAAAGAGCTATTTGTTCGGGTTAAGCGAATAGAAACAACAATGATGGCAGCGTCAGGCGCGATTATGTTAATGCTTGTGACCATACTTATAAAAATGGGTTAGGAGCTTTGTTTTACAATGATCGACCCAGTAACAGCATTTGCGGCGGCTAACGCAGCCTTTAAAGGCGTCAAAATGCTTGTGGGCGCTGGGCGGGAAATTCAGGACGTTAGCAAACAGCTAGGTTCTTGGTATTCTGCGGTGGCAGATATTACACGCGCTGAGTCACAGCGCAAAAATCCTACGTGGTTAGATAAACAAACTCACGGTAGTGATAATATAGAACAAGAAGCGATGGACATTATTGTCCGTAAGAAAACATTGCTTGAAAAAGAAAAAGAAATTAAGTTCATGCTAGATTACCGTTTTGGCTTGGGTACTTACGATGAGATGTTGGGTATGCGCAGGCAAATTCGCAAGGAACGTGAGGATACAGTTTACGCGGCTATGGAAGCAAAAAGACAAATGGCGAACAACACGGCTATAGGTGCTTTGTCGTTAGGGATTATGAGTGTGTTAGGTGGTGGCGTGTATTTAATAGTGTTGGTTACACAATGATACCGATGTTGGTAATGGCGGTAACGCTTGCAGGAGTGGCAAATCCAACTCATGTGAAGTGTCACCTTTGGAAGAGGTTTACAGACGTAAATAACCAAAAGGTATGTGTATATAGATTTAGTGCGGGTTTTGGTGGGCTGGGATACCATTACCCTACACGTAGTTTTTCAGAGTGTCCAAAGGTTTTTAGTTGTGTCTATGAGAAGAAGGATAAACGTCCTAGTTTATCGGAAATATTAGATGGCCTTAAAGGAGGGTTCTAATGCAAATAGCTTTTACAAAGATACTAGAATACAAATTACTACCCCGTTTTATGATGTTTACTATGACGGTGGTATACGTGCGCTGCATTGAATGGGCGCTTACTCAACCAGACTTGTCCACACAGCAGGCTTCACTAATTTCTGTGGTGACAGGCGCAATGACGGGGGCGTTCGCCGTATGGCTTTCGCATGAGAAATGATACAGGCATTAATAGGACCGCTTGGTAGCCTAGCTAGTAGCTGGTTGCAGGGCAAAGCCGATAAGAACAACGCAGAGGCCAAGCTAAAGCTCACTGAAGCGGAAGCCAAGTCTAAGATTATGTTGTCTGAAAAGACAAGCGTTGCCGATTGGGAGCGCATCATGGCGCAGAATAGCGGGTCATCTTGGAAAGATGAATGGTTCGTAATCATTCTATCAATACCTATGATCCTTTGTTTTATTCCGGGCATGGAAGGCGTTGTGCATCACGGCTTTGAACAGCTTCAAGCCGCACCAGATTGGTATATGTATGCACTTTTGACTGCCATAAGCGCATCATTCGGCATACGTGGTTTCAAACAGTTTTTAGGAAAGAAATAGTTATGGGTTACAAGCTAAGTAAACGAAGTCTGTCTAGGCTAGATGGCGTAGATGAAAGACTAATCGGTGTTGTTAAATACGCTATCGGCGTTACCAAGCAAGACTTTTCAGTAATTTGTGGGTTGAGAACCCTAGAAGAACAACGCGCATTAGTTGCAAAAGGTGCTTCGCAAACCATGAAATCAAAACACATTGACGGTAACGCTGTTGATC